GTTAAAACCGCTGAAGCACAGGCAAAGATTAAAGTAGCAACCGCAGAAGGTAACGCTCAGGCTATGTTGACATCGGCAAAAGCTGAGGCTGAATCAAACCGAATGAAGCAAGTAACCCTAACTCCACTATTGTTACAATTGGAGTATATTAACAAATGGGATGGTAAATTGCCGGTATATGGCACAGTTCCACAAATGTTCAAAAATATTCAATAATTTATTAGGAAATCCGAAAAATTTGTTGTATATTTGTAATTACAATATATTTATAGGTAATAAAAGAGTTGCGTAATCGCACTCAGAATAAACCTTAAAACTTTAAATTATAAACCTTTAAAACTCAAAAAAATGGCTATTAACTTAGACGCAATCAGAGGTAGACTGAACAAACTACAAAGCACTACATCAAAGACTGTAGAACAATGGAAGCCAACTCCTGGCAAACATCAAATTCGATTAGTTCCTTACAAATTTAACAAGGAAAATCCTTTTATCGAATTATTATTCCACTACGGAATCAACAACAAAACTTATCTTTCACCATCATCTTTCGGAAGACCTGACCCTATCGTTGAGTTCGCTGAGAAACTTAAAAGAATGGGTGATAAGGAAGATTGGAAGGCAGCAAAGAAAATGGAGCCGAAACTTAGAACTTTCGTACCTGTATTGGTAAGAGGTGAAGAAGGTGAAGGTGTTCGTTTTTGGGGATTTGGTAAGACAGTGTATCAAGAAATCTTAGGTTACATCGCTGACCCGGATTATGGTGATATTACTGACCCAAATGAAGGAAGAGATATCGTTGTTGAAATCGTTTCAGCAGAAGATAGTGGAACTTCGTATCCTGTAACAACTATCAGAGTTAAACCAAAAGAATCAGCATTAACTGATACTAAAGAGCTAACTGATAAGTTTCTAAACGAACAAAAAAACATTACCGAACTTTATTCTGAATTAAGTTATGCAGAATTGAAAAGTGTGTTAGAAGGTTGGTTAAATCCATCTGCGGGTGAAGATGATTCAGTAACATCAACATCAACAGAAGAACTTTCTAAATCACCATCAGCATCATCTAACAAAGATGTATCGCATGATATGGGTGGAACACACGAAGCGCCAAAAGCAGAAGCACCAGCTAAGAAATTAGATGATGTGGCAGCAGCTTTTGATGATTTATTCAATTCTTAATAACAAAAATTTATGGCGAAAGCAACTAAGGAAATAGACTTGGCGGAAGTACTCGCCGAGTCCCTTAACAAACAAGCGAAAGACCAAAAGATAGCATTCTTTTTGGACAACAATGACTCCCCTACAAACGTAGAAGGTTGGGTATCGACCGGAGCATCAATGTTGGATGTGGCAATCTCTAATAGACCTTATGGAGGTTTGCCTGTTGGTAGAATTACCGAAATTACGGGATTAGAACAAAGTGGTAAATCATTAGTATCAGCTCACTTACTTGCCGAAACACAAAAGTTAGGTGGTATCGCTGTATTGATTGATACGGAGAACGCCGTAAGTAGAGAATTCTTAGAAGCCATTGGAGTAGATACAACCAAATTACTTTATGTAACGGCTGAGACTGTTGAACAATGTTTTGAATACACCGAAACTATTATCGAAAAGGTGAGAGTTGCATCGAAAGATAGGTATGTGACAATCGTTGTGGATTCAGTAGCAGCAGCATCAACTGAAAAGGAGATGGAAGCTGATTATGGTAAGGATGGTTACGCTACGGATAAAGCAATTATCATTTCCAAAGCAATGCGTAAAATCACAAATCTTATTGGTAGACAGAAAATCACTTTGGTTTTCACAAATCAATTAAGACAGAAGATGAACGCAATGCCATTCTCTGACCCTTGGACAACTTCTGGTGGTAAAGCTATTGCTTTCCATGCATCGGTTCGTTTAAGATTAAAGAGTATGGGAACGATAAAGGCGAAAGAAAATGGGAACGATAGAATTGTTGGTATCAAAGTAAGATGCCAGGTTGTAAAGAATCGTATGGGACCACCATTACGTTCCGCCGATTTCGATATCTTCTTTGATAGAGGTATTGATAACTACGGAGCATGGTTGGGATTAATGAAAGATAATGGAATTGTAAAACAAAGTGGAGCTTGGTATGAATATACTGATATTGATACTGGTGAAATCATTAAGTTTCAATCGAAAGATTTTCCTTCTACATTAGAATCCAATACGGAAGTTAAAGAGCAGATTTATAAAAGAATTTGCGAATCAACAATTTTACAATACAAAAAAGATTCAATGGACACCGATAATCTCATAGTAGATTCGGAGGTAATTGGAGATTAAAAAATTACATTTATGAATGAAAATTTAATTAAAATGCTAAAAACATCTGCTGAAGCTGATAGAGCTAAAGCATTACTTACATTAGATCTTTTGGGAACAAAAGGCGTAGGTATTGGTGACCATTCTACAAAAGATTTCTATAATAACGCTGAAGAGGCTCTTCATATGTTAATAGATGCAGATGATAGATTGGAAGCAATTGAAAAATACTTTTCTAAGTAAAAAATAAAGGTTACAAAAAACAAATGAAAGAACTATACAAAAAGCTTCTTAACGAAGTAGAATCAGAACATGAAACATCACACTTAAGAGTGCGTAATAGTAAAGTTCTTATCATTGATGGTCTCAACACCTTCATTCGTAGCTGGACAACAAATCCGGCTATGAATGAGGATGGTGACCATGTGGGTGGCGTTACTGGGACACTAAATTCGATAGGTGCCCAAATTCGTCAATTCAACCCAACCAGAGTTATCGTTATTTTTGATGGCAAAGGTGGTTCTAACTCACGCAAAAAAATCTATGAGGGATATAAATCTGAAAGAGGTAAAAATCGATTCAGAGTTAATAGACAATATCCTGAAATGATGAATGAGGAAGATGAAAGTGTATCTATGAAACGTCAATTCGTTTGGTTGGCTGATATATTAGATTATCTGCCTGTTACTACAATGATATATGATGGTATGGAAGCTGATGATGCAATTGCATATATAACAACCGAACTTAAAAAAGAAGGAGAGGAAGTTGTAATTGCCTCAACTGATAAAGATTTTTTACAATTAGTAAATGAAACAACAAAAGTGTATTCACCAACTAAAAAGAAATTCTATGATAGGCAAATGGTTTTCGATGAGTGGGGTTTATGGCCGCAAAATTTACTTTTATTTAGGACGTTGGATGGTGATAATTCAGATAATGTTCCCGGCGTAAAGGGTTGTGGTTTAAAGACCGTATTAAAAAGATTTCCTGAGTTATCAGAAGATAAGGATTTTACATTTGATGAGTTATTTCAACTATGTAGAGAAAGAATAGGACAATCTAAAATATACAAAGATATAATGGATAATAAAGATATTGTTATGAGAAATCAACAAATAATGTCTTTGGCTGAACCATCTATATCAGTACAAAATAGATTAAAAATTTTGGATAGATATAATGAACCTAATAAAAAATTCGAAAAGATGGATTTTTTAAAAGTAGGTATGAAATACAAAATACTTCAGAACTGGAAAGATATAAATAGTTGGTTGACTGCAACATTCACAAATATAATAGTTAAATAAATTTTGTAATCTCATACAAAATTCGTATATTTGTAAAACAATTTTAATAAAATAAATGAACTCAGAAGATACATTATCCAAATTTGGACAATCGTTTCAGTCAAAAGTAGTTTCCGCATTACTCTCTGATGTGAAATTGATTGATACATTGCATGAGATTATACATAAGAAGTTTTTCGAATCAGAAGCAAATAAATGGATAATTGGTGAAATATTGGAATATTATAATCAATATAAGGGAGTTCCTACTTTAGATGTTTTTAAAGTTGAAATTTCTAAAATAGATAACCCATCAATTAAAAAGACTGTAGTTGACCAACTTAAGTTAATATATACTGCAGTAGGTGATACTGATTTACAATATGTAAAGAATGAATTTAGTGCTTTTTGTATTAATCAAAATATTAAAGAAGCAATTGTTCAATCTGTGGATTTACTTAAGGCAGGTAATTACGATAGAATTAAAGATTTAGTTGATAAAGCTTTAAAAGTTGGCGTTGAATCCGATTTAGGACATGATTATCTTTTAGATTATGAAAATAGAATAGAAGATATTAATAGAAGCACAACCGCAACTGATTGGGATGCTATTAATGAAATAATGGATGGTGGTTTAGGGCCAGGTGAATTGGGAGTTATTGTAGCACCATCCGGCGTTGGTAAAACTTGGGTATTGGCAGCATTAGGAGCAGCAGCTGTGAAAGCGGGTAAAAGTGTTGTTCACTATTCAATGGAACTTTCAGAACACTATGTTGGGCAGAGATATGATACTGTATTTACAAATATTCCATCCGCTGATTTGAAAGATAGAAAAGATGATGTTAAGGATAAAATCCGTAAATTAAAAGGTAGATTGCTTATTAAATATTATCCACCTAAAGGAGTATCATCTAAAAAGATTGAAGCCCATTTGGAGAAAATGATAGCAGCGGGCAATAAACCGGATTTGGTTATTTTAGATTACGCTGACCTTTTACTATCACATAGTAATAAATCAGATTCCACATATGGTGAGCAGGGTGGTGTATATATCGAACTTAGAGGTTTGGGTGGTGAATTGGGTATTCCAATTTGGACAGCATCTCAGACAAATAGAACGGGTATAGATGCCGAAGTAATTGAAGCTGATAAGATTGCAGATTCATACGCTAAAGTAATGAACGCTGACTTTATTATGAGTTTAAGTAGAAAATCCAAAGACAAGTTAAATAACACCGCTAGGATACACATTATGAAGAACCGATTTGGGCAGGATGGAATTACCTTCCCAGCTAAAATGGACACGAATAAGGGGATATTAGAGGTATATACGGCCACTTCATCCGATGGTATCATAGCGAGTAAGGAGAGTAAAGCAGGTGAAACTTTTGAAAAGCAGTTACTACACAAAAAGTATGTAGAAAATATGGGATAAAATGGAAATAAAACCAATACATAAAAATACTGCAATTCCATTTATACAACAACATCATTATAGTAAAATCCTACCAAGATTGACTAAGTGGTATTTAGGATATTATGAAAATGATGAGTTAGTTGGGGTTATTACATTAGGATGGGGGACACAACCCCTACAAACTATCCAAAAGATATTTTACAAAGATAATATGGTTACTACCGATTATTTTGAAATAGGTAAAATGTGTTTTAGACCTGATAAAAATGGAAGTAACTTTGGTTCTCAAGCTGTTAAAGTCCTATTGGATTGGGCTAGAGAAAATACAAATGTTAAATTTATATATACATTGGCCGATGGTATTATGGGAAAATGTGGATTTGTATATCAGGCATCAAACTTCAGATACATTGGTAATTTCAAAACTGATGTTTATATGGATAGGGTAAGTGGTGAAAAAATACATCCCCGAAGTGCTAAACAATTATGTAAAG